CTGGCAGATCCTTATTGGAGAACCCGACATCGGCGACTTGGAAGTGCTACCGTTGACCAGTATCAATGATAGAGGCTTTAGAGTATTTCAATTCAATCCGTTGTCAAGTTACAGACCCAGCTTTCCAGATATTGAAATCCTAGATGTGTATCATGAGGTCAACTGGTACGCACCCAAACTCAAGAACGGTCAAATGTTGGCCGTGCCCTTAAACGATGAACCAGAACCTGACTGTGTGTACTTTGTGAAAGACGTCAGTCGTAACTGTGAAATTGTCAACTACAATCTGGCTTGGTAATGCAACTCAAATACGATAATCACAACATAGGCGGCGAAGTCGTCAAAGACAACGAAACTTATCTGCTGAAAGACAATCGGACTCTAAACAATCTTGTGTTGAGTTCCACCAAACTGTATCGCGGGCAAGCCACACGTGGCCACAGCCACCCAGGACAGGAAGAAGTTTATTTCTTTGTACAGGGTACTGGTATAATGATCATTGATGATGAAAAATTTCGTGTGGCGTCGGGTGATATTATTCTTGTGCCTGACGGAGCATTCCACAGAGTAATCAATGACGGAGAGATGCACCTGTTGTTTAACTGTGTGTTTGATGGAAAGCGCAATCACTAATGGGAAATCTTAAACCTGGTGCCACCTACATTTACGAACGATCAGATGGCATTGTGTATGCTCGCGAGTCAGGTGCTGACCCCAGTACTCGACAAGTGGTTGGATACGAGTCAGGCAGAGAATATGATCCAATTACTGGACACAAAGTAGATTACGATTCAAGAACAGCAGATGGCAGGCCCTTACGCAATCATATCATGGAAAACAAAATGTGGGGCGAGATTCGACGTGCTGCACTGACAAACCCCACTTTACAAGACGCACTGGATCGTGCTATAATGATCTATAAACTGAGCAAGACCGATGAGCGATAAACTAAACATTGCCAATGAAATGCGCCAGTTCGATCGCAAGAACAGAAGTTTCTACGACGAGCTCACACCCGAAGAGAAGAAAAAGTTTTCAAACTATCTCATGATACGCTGGGGATCAGCTGTGGAAGGCTCGCGTGAACTGCAAGAGTTTTATGTGATTGCCACCAATGAACGACTCAACAAGCATTTCTTTGATGTCAGCAAACACCCCAAACTACACTGGCTCATGGCCACGTCAGTGAGTCCAGACTTGGGCACACCAAGACATCCTTGGATTGCACCCAAGAAAAAAGAAGCAGGACTCAGTGGCAAACGCAAAGCCCTAATGGCCATATACCCCACATACAAAGATGATGAAATTGATGTAATGTGCGAGATCACTACCCAGAAAGAAATTGACGAATACAATCGTCGTGCTGGCCAGGACAAAAAATGAACCTAGTGGTCAACGGTTGCAGTTATATGGAATCGTATGCTGTGGGTCAAGGGCATGTGGATTTGGCTCAGCGTCTGGCGCTAGACTGTCCTGCGAGTCTTGCCATTGGTGGTAGCGCAAACAGTCGCATTCTACGTACCACACTCAAACACAGTTACACAGCACCGCCAACACTGTATGTGCTAGGCATGACATTTCTGTCAAGATTAGAAATTCCCATATGTGAACCCGAAAACGACTTTGAAGGACGTTGGGTCAATCCGCAAAATCAAGAGTTCAAACATCGTTGGCAGTATGACTGGACACAGGCTGATTCGGATCAATTTGTAGAAACCAAACTCAAAAGCGAAGTGTTCAGTATTTTAGATCGTGTGGAAGATCTAATGTATCGCATGTTGAGCACCATTGCCGATTTGCAAAGTCGCGGCCATCGAGTGATGATGTTTCAACAAGCAGACAACTTATACACAAATTTGTTATATGAACCTAGATTAACATTGTTTGATCAGCCCGAAATCGTGGGCAGGTTTGGCTGGCGGGCCACAGCCTGGCAAGCCGAACAAGGAGTCCAGCCCAAAGACTATGGACCTGGTGCACCTTACGTGCCTCCCGACATGACTCATCCAGCAATTGGGCATCACCAAATGCTAAATGAATATTTGACAAACTACATTCAAGAGCGTAAACTGTTAGCATGAGTTTTGTATGCGATTATTGCAAGAAAACGTTTTCTAGAGAAACGTCAATAGCTGTTCACATGTGTGAACCCAAACGCCGACGACTTGCTCGAGACGAAGCAGGGGTGCGTATGGGATTCCAAGCATACATCAAGTTTTATGAAACCATGCAAGGATCGGCCAAAAACAAAACACACGATGACTTTTGTGACAGCCCTTATTACAGAGCATTTGTCAAGTTTGGAAACTATTGTGTAAACACTCATGTGATTGCTCCTGCACGTTTCATGACCTGGTTACTGAAAGCACAAAAGAAGATTGACAATTGGTGCAGTGACAAAGTCTACACTGAATACTTGATTGAATACCTGCGTGTGGAAGCAGTGGATGATGCACTGGCTCGAGCAATAGAACACAGCATACGTTGGGCAGAAGAAACAGGCAATCCCCCACATGATTGGATGCGTTATGGCAACACCAATAGTCTATGTTATGCTGTTACAGCCGGACGTATAAGTCCTTGGGTGATTTACAACAGTGAATCAGGACAAAAGTTCCTGAGTGAACTGAGTACAGAGCAAGTGGCCATGGTGTGGCCCTACATTGATTCAGACGCTTGGCAAAAGAAGTTTGTAAACTACCCAGCAGATCAAGAGTATGTGAAAGATATATTAAGCAAGGCAGGATGGTAATATGATCAAAAACATAAATGGCGGCAATGGAATAACAATCAACAATAATTATTCTTCTTCCTGGCCCAGTTTTTACAACACACCTTCTGGCAATTCTTTAGTAGGGCAAATGCGCTACAACGGAAGCAGTCAATGCATAGAAGTTTATGATGGCAACAGTTGGTTAATGATGAATAGCGCATATCCCACAGTTGAACTCACAGGCGAGGTGCAGGCTATACTAAACTGGGCTAGAGAAAAAATACATGAAGAAAATCGTATCAAAGAACTTGCGGCCAAACACCCAAGTGTAGAAAATGCATTAGAAGCAGTAGCAAAGGCTGAAGAACAAGTTCGAATTGTGGCCGCATTGGTAGATACCGAATGAGCGCAGACATTGATTTAGACTTTGCCAACAGAGAAGACATACTGAAACTTATTCAGCATGTGCCTGCACGACAAAGCAACGGAAGAAAGCACAACTCGGGTGTGTATGTCACAGACATTCCTCAGGACCCCGTGAATGGCTGCGCAGCCATAGACTATGAATCAGCTGAACAGCGCGGCTACTTCAAACTGGATTTTTTGAACATGAGTGTGTATCAGTTGATCCGTGATCCTGCACACTATGAAGCAATGCTCACAGCCAGCCCACCTTGGGAACGACTGTGGACTGATCATGCTTGGGCCAGCCAACTGGTACACGTGGGCAATTATACAGATTTGCTACGAGTGATGAAACCAGATTCAATACCCAGAATGGCGGCGTTTATCTCTATTATTCGCCCGGGCAAGGCACACTTACAAACACGACTCTGGCCAGAAGTATTTGCTAGTGTATGGGACGGAGACGAATCAAAGGGCTACACATTTAAGAAAAGCCACGCAGTTTCCTACGCGGCCCTGGTAGCACTACACATGAACTTGCTTAATCAATCCGACGCACCAGCGTAATTGACTTTCTCTTGCCTTTTCTGCGCACTATGTCCAGCAAACTGCAAGTAGGCCCGTGCAAGATTTCTAAGTCTTTGTTGACAAAAGTACGAAGAGTAGGACGGAATTGTTCCCAATCTCTGCGTAGAAATATGTTTATAGGTATGCTACGATTGCTTTCCCACCACCAGGTGCTGGCAAGTTCTAAGAACAGCACCTTATCTTCCTGTGTTTGTACAGCACCAAAGTCGTAGATAGTGGTGACAACGTCGTCTCTGTTTTGTACCACACCTACATATTCCACATTTGCGTACAAGCACAATGTGATAAAGGGATACTTCTCCGTTAGCTTTTCAAAAATATTATTACCCATAAATACTGTTTCGAGGATCCTATGTATTCAACCACCGTTTACTTATACCAACAAATCG